TCGTTTTTAAAGTCACCAGCGGCATTTTCAAAATGAATGCCTGTTGGAATTTGTACACCGTTTCTATCTTGACGAACAACATCAATTGATGCTCCGTCTTTGTATTCTGGACATTTTAAATGAATGTCTAGTTTATTTAGGTTAGGCATACCAAACGTACCCTTCATTTCTATCTGGGCATTTTTAGTATTTGCCTGCATGATCACAGAGCGATCCTCTGCCATGCTGTCAATACCTGTTTGAGCATCATCACCGTTGACCTTAACAATGTTAAGAAAGCCAAGTGCGTGTGTATGTGCTACAATGTCTTGTAAAATATCTTTCATAGTTTTCTCCGTTCCTTATACTATTATATTTAGAAAATCATTCAAAGTCAAATAAATTATTGAATGTATTCTTCTGTTCGGTTGATTTTATATCCCAATCCAGAACTCCAATTAGGTTATCCAACTTCTTATCAATGATAGTTGACTCCATTTCGTCATCTTCAAAAGGAAGTTCTTGGAACCATTTTGGTAGTCTTAGTTCATCCGTTGGGTAAGCAACCGAAGTATAACCCATTGGATTGTTCTTTAGTTTACAAACGATAACTTTCATACCGTCCACAATTTGCATACTAAACTTGTCGCTATTCAGATCTTTGAGAGTATTCCAATTGATACTTGCTCTTACATGACCTGGCATATTCACCTTGCCTTGCTTTTTTAACTTAGCAAGATAGTCTGTGATATTGTTTGCACGTTTTGGTGAGCCTTTTTCCCAACCAGGTCGTGCTTTGAATTTTGTTCTAAAGTCTGTGATCATATCAAGCACTTGGTCTTCTTGAGCACCTGTTAGTACAGCCAGCAGTACTTCACTTAAAAAGTCCTGCATAAACACAGGTGTATCTGAACGTTTAAGATCGAGACCCATTGCTTTTACCTTACCTGGCTTGCCGTCTGCATCTGTTCTAAAACCTTCTAAGTCATAAATCAATACAGCATAACGTTTCTTTGTAATGTACAAGCCTTTTTCACCAACTACTTCTCTACCTGCCGCAATTACTTCGCCACGTGATTTAGGACAGTGAAATGCATCGCCCATAAACTTAGGAAATGTAGTATTTGCTTCTTCACAGATTTGATCATACAGTTGAATAACACTTTCTTTTGTCCACGGAATATCGCCTTTTTCAATTTCAGGACGTAGACTTGTATAAGCACTAAAGTATACAGAGTCTGTATCACCGTATATAATACTTTTTCCTACGTGATCATACTCGCCCGTAATAATTTCATTTACTTTTGCACTCATGTGTTTTGCGATAGCACGGCCTGTTAGTGTAGTGGACTGACCAATACGGTGATCAAAGAATCTACAACCGGGATTAAGAATAGCGCCATACAAACTGTTAAGATTAATCTTTTTAACCAACTGACGCTTGTCCCAAAAAGCCGTTTCGATCTTGTTGCCTGCGTCTTGCGAAGCAACTTTTTTTGCCTGCATTTCTTTACGTTCAGCATACCACCTCTTTAGTAGTCCAGGAATAATACCTTCGTATTCGGTTGTAAAAATAGTACCATTAGCACTCAACATCCATGGTTGGTTGCTTTCAAAGATTAATCTATAAACTTCTGCGGCACTTAATGTGTCACTTTCTCCGCCTTCCCAATCAACAGTTATCTCAATATCCTTGCGTTGTTCCATTACATAGTCATACTCAAGACTACCAAACTTACCTTCCCATGCCGCCGCAAACGATTTTTTCTTAAGTGTTTGTTGCTCATCAAGATAACTTTCTGTATGATTTTGACGTAGTTGTCCTACAACAGTTGCTGGATCCATGTTCAACGCACGAATCACACTTGGATACAGTGAATTCAAATCCATTGAGCCTACCCAGTCATGTAGTCCTTTTTTAGGATATGCAACGTAAGCACCAGCCGCCTGTGCGGAACCAGGCTCTCTGTGTACTCTGTTAGGAACTACAAAGCCACGTCTATGTGCTTCATTAATGATTGCTTGTTCTGTAACTGCAACAGCACCCATTGTGGTGGGTAGCAAAACTGTATTTGCATGTGCAAGTTCATTGGCTAGATCAATAAACTTTAGTTTTTGGTCCAACTTGTCCAGTAGTGCAACGTCTTGTCGGTTGTATTCGATAAACGTTCGGAAGTCATTGTTATAAAGTTGATCGAGCGTACCTTCGTACACAGTCTTCTTTTCACCGACTTCCATTTCACCAATGGCATCAAGCCTGTAAGTGTGTCTTTCTTCATACGTGTATTTACGATACAATTCCAAACTATCTAAATGCTGTCTGCCTATTAGGTCATAGGTTTCCTGTTCTCTTCCAAACTTTTCATATGTTCTTTTCTTAGGATATTGACCCCATAAACAAAAGCGTCTTGTATCTTCTTTAGATAGCACTCGTGTAATTCTATTAACAGTGTATGGAATATCATAACCTTCACTGTTCCAACCACTTAGTATATCTGCATCTTCAATTAGTGTAAGGAACGTATCAAGCATTTCTGCTTCACTGTCAAACAAATATGTGTTAGGAAAGTCTTTTACAGCATACTTGGCATCGTCCATGCTCATACCCTTTGGTGGCATAGCAAGTGTAATAAGACTGTCAAGCCATTGTAGGTGTACTGTGATTGCTGTAATAGCAGTAAAAGGATCTTCAGGTGAACTGTACCCACGTTCTGGATCAAAGTCAACCTCAATATCGAAAAACGCTTTGTGCAAATCAGGTGCGTCTTGACCTAAATAATTTTCTTCAAGTAATCTGTATACCGGATTGATGTCTGCTTCAAACAATCCTTTGTGCTTGTTAATTTTTTGTTCTTTAAGATATTCTTTCCAACTCTTACATACAACACGGCTTACAGGATCGCCCATGGTACTTTTTTGTTTACCACGTGCATCGCCATAATAAAAAACATATCTTGCGGGGAATTCTCTGTATTCACGTTCGCCGGCTTTAGTTCGCTCGACTACTTTAATAATATCTTTGTCGCGATCCCAGAGGGCATCTACATAACTCATTTTTTCTCCTGTTTGTCACTTTCGGCTGACAATACCAAATTGTGTCGTTTATGGCCGACTGTACCTTCATCGTAGTACTTATGCTTACTACTCTGACTTCCGTTTTTTTCTGCCTTTTTTTGCCTGTTTAGGTTTAATGCCGTGTTCTTTATACCATTTCTCTTTTACTTCTGCATCTGTATATTGTGGTGTTCTATCTAATCCACCGTATCCTTGTGCTAGTCCAGGTGCAACTTTTTCAATTTTGCCACCCTTTGCTAAAAACTCTTTCATTAATTTGTCTAATTTTTCTTGCTGTTCTTCTTTAGAAGGTCCATCTTCTTTAGGATTATAATTTCTTCTAATGTCTATTGCCATAAAACTCCTTAGTTGTATAACAATATAACATTATTTCCATTCTTTGTCAAGTTCTATTTGCTCAAAATACATATTTGCATTTCTGCTTTTATCATCTATCCAAAGATCATAATGGGGTTTTCCTAGTTTTAAACTTGTATATTTTACACCCCAATCTTGTAGTTGCTGTTTTGTAAGTTCTGTATAATCAATTTTACTTTGTTGACCTCTAGCAGTCCAATAGTGTATTTCGTGTCCTTGATCAAACAGTTCGTTGAAGTGTTCTATTCTTTCTTTGTAAGGTTTTGATAAACTATAATGTCTACCCAATTCTTGATCACATATAGTTCCGTCAATATCTACATAGTAGATCATATTTTCCATTCCATTTTTTCTTCAAGGGCATGTTTAGCACCGTGGATATAATCACGATCTTCTTCTTGCAATGCACTCCAAAATTTGGATACGCTTTCAATTAGATTAAGTACATCATCTGGATTTTGAAGGTGATGATTACCTTCCATCCATTCCTGTAGTTGATCCATGCGTTGTTTAATTTTTTGTTGTACTGGTTTAGTAAGATCGTAATCGGTCATTATAACCATCCCATTGCTACACAAAACCCAAAAATGTTTACTGTAAAGAAATAGTAAACCATTACTAATGGCCATGCAAGTTTACGTCTAGTGTATGTAAAAATTGCAAGTGCCGATCCTAACATAAAACCTGGATACACAATACGCATATCTGGATTATCTGCATTTATGGCCAGTGTCATACTTGCACCAATGGTTACAAGGGTGCCTAGCATTTCTAGCCAAAAGCATAAAGGATCTTGTTCTTTAGCCTGTTTCCAAAACTCAATTATTTTTTTCAATTACTTGTCTCGACCAGTAATTGTAATAATAGATTCTAGGTCGTCGAAGTCACTAGATACTTCACCCCAGTTTGCTTTGTGTGCGATTGAAATTGCTTTGTTAATTAAACCCGGCTTTACATCAATTTCTTCTGCTACTGCTTTTACAGTATCTCGTAAGCCTTCATTTAAACTTTCAACTTCTGACTTAACTTGTACACCGTCGTTAATTACCTGCATTAGTTTAGCCTTTTCTTCAGGGCCAAATACTTTTGAACTCATAGGTTACTCCTTTGTTTATTTTGTATATTATATATTGATTTATTCTGTGTGTCAACCTTTATTGACAGTAATGGTTAATCTTTTAACCCTTCACCTTTGTCTTTATATGCCCATTCATCTGTATGTCCAACGCTCCATTTTGGATTGTTTTCTACAGTATAGTTTTGAGTGCATACTTTGAAATCTGGCGTCTTTCTTTCGGTTGGAACTAGGCTTTGGTCTGTGAATACTACTCTGTTGTTTGGTTGTGCGGCAAATTGACCATTATCTAGTTTAATAATATTAAATGTTTTGTGTTCTGGATCATGTTCTGCAAAATTTATATCAAGTGTCGAATGCTGTGCATGACAAGTGTCAAGTGTAAACATATATTCACCTTTGTGCATTTTACGATCTTTTCCAAAGAACTCGCAATCACATAGCATAGGCTTTTTAATTAGTGTAATATCATAATCAAAACAGTCCCATATTTGCAGTGTGTCTAAGGGAAGTTGATTGTCTTTGTCGTAATTTTCTTTCCATACAAACGCTGATATTGGAAGTTTGTCGTAAAGAGCACCGTATTCGACTAGTAGTGTTTCAAAGTAAAGTGCTTTGCTTTGTATACTTCTTATTGAAATCCACAAACCCGGAGTTAGTTCTCCGTGACCTTTTTGATGATCATATAAGTATTCTTTTTTAACAAATACTTCAACGGGTGGTAGGTTGTGTACTAGAAATGCCATAGTAGTCCTGTTGTTAACTACTACTATTTAGTTTTTTTGGCTGTTACTTTTTTAGATCTGTATAGTTTAGCGTGTGGAACTTTCAAGTTCTTTTTACCGTATATGTCGCCTATCTTATGTGTATACGACATGTGTGCCGGATCTAATCCATAAAAATAATCTGTTACTTCACGGATTTTCATTGCTAAACCTTACGCTACGGGTCGATTATCTCGTGGT